TAACACTATTTTTACATTTGGAAAATATAAAATTAATAAATTAATAAATTTTTTCAATCTATCGGTTTTAAACGAATTTCTAATATGACCTCTAATATAAAAATAAAATTCTGTTTTATTTATAAACAACGGAATAATAGGTACTTTCGCATCAAGGTATTTTAATGTAAACCAATTATGTTTTTGTCTGGGTATTAAAGAATGCATAATAATATTATATAATGTATTAATATATAATGTTTAATACAAATGAACTTACTATTCGTTTAATGTCCAATAACGTTTATAAAAATACATTCGCCGAAAAGATAAATACAAGTGAACCTAGTAAAGAAGAATATGATTTCTATAAAAAAAGAATACTACATATGATAAAAGATATGCTTAAAGGTACTTTTCCGAATGAAAATATTAAACAATTGCATATAGAGTATATGAATGTTATTATAGAACATATTAAAAGACAAGATACCACAGATATCCTTCAAAAAGAACATATACAAAAAGAAGTGGATAATGTCAAGAAGGATTTGGAACCGTTTGATATATCAATATCAGACAAGGCTGTATGTAGAGAGACTATTTCAAAGAAAGTAACCCTAGACAATTTTGTCACATCCACGACGTGTAAAGACCCTAAAAAGCTACTGTCTATTCCTTCAAAACGGGAAATAAATATTAAAACAGAAGAACACAAAACAAAAGGACTGAAAAGCAATTCGGTTAATTTATTGAAGAATGATCAAAGTAAACGTGTCTAAATTGTTCCATTTCTTTATCTGTAATGGTATTTTCTAAAAAAAAATTATATTTCTTTCTTCCGCTTAACAGTTCTGTTATCATATATAAGCAGTAAATCCCACATTCCGTATCACCTTTTTGATGTTCTTTAGGGTGGTTTTGATAGAATTTTATAGTCTTATCCATTTTTGCACCTTGTTCTATTATTCTATCTACAAATACCTTTATCTCATCTATTACCGGGTCACCATTACTGTCAAAATAAAAAACAAACGGATGTGGTGTTGCGGTCATATCAATAAACATAGAAACCCAGTGTTCGCCATCTTTCGTATGTGGGTCTGTATTAAATATTATGCCTATTTTTTTTTTCCGTTTTGAAAGCATTTTTTTTAAATCAAACTTACATAGTTCTTCCCATACACAATAACCATACATTAGTTGTTTATCAAAATCAATTGGACTTGGTCCAATAAATACATAATCATTAAACGAATTTTCAAAATGCTTCATTACATTAATAATATCGGTGCTTGTAAGCCATTCGGTTGGATTATTTCTCCAGGTTTTCGGAGCGTCTGGTGCAAAAGTATATTTTGTAATATCATAACTCAAATTTCCTGCTACAAACAATTGTCTCATCCAACATTTCTCAGTATCGCATACACCTGAAAATCTCTTGCGGAGTGATTCCCATATTTTAGTTGGGTCTGTGTATATTATTTTATCATCTGCGTGTCGTGCATTCCATAAATGTTTAAATTTTTCTAGATGTTCACTAGTATAACACGTATAATCTTTTTTTTTTCCTGGATTAGCAGGACTGCAAGTTGCTTTAATGGTACGTTTTGAATTGTTATTCCGTTTTCTTTTTTTTATCGTTGACATAATATATGTATTATATCTATTATTTTACAAAGTTAAAAACAATACTATGTAAAATAAATAATGAGCGATTTTAAAACAAACAAAAATAAAGCATTATTATGGAACTTAATGATGGAAACGAATGTTTTTGCTGGTGTTCCTGAAGAAAATTACGAAAAAGTTAAATATTTATTTGAAACAGAAATAGATACTGTATCTAAAAATACTAAACTAAATGACTTAACTGAAATGAACAAATCTGTACTTCTAGAAGTAACCAAAAAGTTAAATCCTTTACGTATCAAAGAAAAATCTATATCTGAAACTGCAGTTATTACAAACGCAGATATAAAAGAAAAAAGATATAATGAATTCGTTGAAACGTTAACTGACAAACAAAAAGATTTCTCAGATTTGATTACAATACATAAACCAAATGAGATTGATTTTGCAGATAGTCAGGACACACCTTTTGAAGGAAATATTGATGATGTGTTAGAAAAAATGATGAAGCAACGTGAAAGTGATATTAAAGGCGTGATGTCTAAACATACTCCAGAAGTTGCAAATAAATGGATAAATAATGAAATAAAACCACCGTCATTAATTATAAAAGAAACCGTTGATACGCCTGAAAAAGAAACCCAACCGTCATTAATTATAAAAGAGACTGTTGATACATCTGAAAAAGAAAAACATACGGTTAGGTTTGTAGATACTAATTACAAATATAATAATAATGAAACAGATTTACTAGAGTTTTTAAGCAAATCTACGGTTAATCCTATCAATTTATTACGCGATATGAAACAAATGCATATGGATTGTTTGGAAAAAATAGAATTGTGTATAAAACAACTTGAAACAGATAATTGAGATTACTTATAATCTCTGGAATTCGAATCCTTTGTCTGTTTTTATTAATTTTCCAATCTGTATAGGTCTTCCAATCATATAACTGTCCCAGTCATATATATCACCTGTTCTTTTCACTATTGCGTATTTAATACCTTGTATTTTAACTTCTTCTGCATCTAATTCAACCATTTTCTTATTTTGCTCTGCAACACTATCAAACTCTTCATTCGTATACGAACCAGAATATGCAAATTCATCTGGAGTTACCGTTCCAAATGAAAAACATTTTAATTTCTCTGAGCTCTGTGCCGAATGCAAAGAGCAATCTATAGCAGCCTCTTTAACAGATTCAAGTATTTTATCTGTAACTTCTTCCTTAAGAGTTGCAATCTCCCATAAAGCTTGGTCGCTTGTAAATGGTGTAGTTCCATCCCGTTTACTAGTATCTTTTAACCGTAATTCTATAGTGGCATCACTCGCCAATTGTTTCTCTGAAAATTGCATTAGATATAAAAAGACATCTACCGTTCTAAGTTCTTCTGGAAGATCTTGATGACTACATATGCGTCTAGCACGTCCTACTACTTGTTGGATTCTCACAGGATGCCAATACGGTTCCATTATATGGACGTACCTTGTATTTTTAAGAGAAATACCTTCAGCTCCAGAAGCAGTAATCATAAATATCTTAATCACTTCTCCGAATAAATTATTGCTAGATATTGATAATATGTCGATCTCTAACGTTTGAGGAATGTATTTCCAATCACCGTTAAAAACATTTCTAACTATTTCTTTTTGTTCTGCGCTCTCCGTCCCAGTATAGAGCGCAAACATCGGTTTCCCTCTATCTGACATAGGCACATCTAATTTCCAACCAGCAGGAGTATTTACAATTTTAAATTCAGTATAGCCATTCGCTTCTAATACAATTTTAAAAATACCTATTCCTTCTAATGTTCTAAATTGACTATATACAAGATGCAGACCTTTGTGATTAGGATTATCGATATTATCTAATATTGCTTGGAATTTTGGACTATATGTACCTAATGCATCCCCTGTTAAAAACTCTTCTTTATTTTCAGATAATAAATTAAGAGCGGATTTGATTCTTTCATCATAATCTTTGTCGATAATATCATTATCTTGGTCTTCTAATTCATCCGCTTCATATTTTCCGTCTACATTTTCTAATTTAGAACCGGTATCTAATATATCTTCATCTACTACAACATCCATTTCACTTCCTAGTTTTTCAGGCATCGGTCTTGTGATGCTAGGTTTTGGAAATACAAAGTTGCAAAATGCACGCGAAAATATGCGATAAGTGGATACAGTATCTTCATAAACATCCGCATTTCCACCTTTCTTTTTTTTTCGTGCATTATTGGTTTCTATTTTTCGCTCCTGCACACGTGTTTCTTCGTATACCCCAAATTGAAAATCACTCATATCTATATCTACAATATAAAAATTGGAACTTTTTGTATACCTAGGCATAAGTCCTTCTTGTGCACTACGAAAGTAAGAGGTCAATCCTAAAACACGACGTTTGAACATATTCATATTTTGAACATCGTTGTCTGAATTTATAAAATATCCTTTGAAATCATCTAGCTTATCTGGGAGAGCTTTATATAATTCTACATTTGTATTGATAATTTTAATTTTATTAGATGCAAGCAATCGCGTTAAATGACCGATAAATGCTGAATCATTCATTTCACCTCTCTCGCCTAATCTTACTCCTTCGTACTTTCCTTTGGTAGTTTTGTTTACAAAACCGTATGGATTTCTAGTTATAGATAATGTAGTAGTACTCGAGTTATAATCTATATAATCTGTAACATTACCTCCTAACACGGTACTCTTAAAAAGCTCTTCAAATGTCTTTTTATTGACTTTCCTTTCTGAATTTATAGTCAATTTAAAATTCCATGTTTTAATATAACCACGAATAATGTTGTACAAAATAGCTATTTCATTTGGATAATTTATAATTGGAGTACCAGACAATAAAATAATTTTTGCATTATCAGCAGCCATTAATAATTCATATAATTCCATAGTTACGCTATCCTCGCTTCTTTTGCCTTGTTTATTTACTATTCTACTAACTAAATTATGTGCTTCATCAATAATAACAACAGAATTATCAAACGGATTTATCTTACCGGTTTCACCTTTTGTTAAATTACGCATATGTGATCTTCTTAATCCATTATATGAAATAAATTGATATTTATAGCGTATCATTTCATCTAGTTGTTTGTCTAATATGTCTTTGTCGGTACTCTTTAACGTTGAGTAATTTGATTTCTTCTTCACATTTATTAACCAAGCTCCACCTTGTTTATTTATATAATCTAAACTTAAATTCAGCGCGGTAGAGAGAGATTGTATATTTTCTTTTGTCGCTCGCACAAACTCCCAGTATTGATTTTTTTTATACATAATATCACCGCATTTTTTTAATTCTTCGTAATAATTTCTTCGTAGAGAAGCAGGCGTCATGACAATTATTTTTTTATCATCTTTCATACCTTCTGCGATAGCGATCGAAGAGCACGTTTTACCCGATCCTAGACCGTGGTATAATAATATCCCTCTGTAAGGAGTATAGATGTTTATATAATCTTTTACAATTTTTTGATGTGCCATCAATGAGAAATCATCACCAGCTCTATTTTCACAACTCATTGTTTCTGCAGCTTCTTTTACCTCTTGTTTATACGGAGCAAACAAAGAATTAATAAAATTATTAAAAATCTCTCGATTATCCATATAATAACTAGATGCTTTAATTAACACTTTTTGTGATTTAGGTGGTATTCGGTCTGCAATATTAGTATCATATAGTATTTGTGATTCTGGAATAAGTTTGGTATCCCCTATAGGTGATGCACGTTTTTCACGTTCACTTACGCGCGAAGATTCTTCTATTAATTTTAATTTTTTTTTAAGTTTTTTAGGTTTTACTTGTGTAGGTAATGGTTCATTCTGACTGTTAATATTTGTATCTAATATTGGGATACTTTGTTGCGGAGGAGTTTTTTGTTTAACATCTACTAGTTTGTCTAATTTTTGTAAAAAATCGTCGCGATTAAATGCCCGCTCATTTCGAACGTCTTTAATTTTTGGTGCAATTTCTACATTTTTTTTTTGTTCGGGAGGCTTAATTTTTACAGAAATCATATCGTTTAATTTTGGGGGATTTTTTACTTGTAATTTAGCTAAAAGTTCTGCAGACATATATACTAATAACATATTAAACTTATGTTTTTACGACATAACAATATCGTATACTAAATTATATTGTGTAACTTTTCACCCTAACAACTATTGTTATTTTCCATCTATTAACATAATAGCTTCTTCGCACGCAGATTGTTCCGCTTTTTTCTTAACACGATGCGTTCCTGTACCAAGACAAACGAAAACTGGTTTGTTTCGTGATAATTGTTCTTGAATTCTTTCAAAAGAACCATACGTTTTAAACATTTCTGCATTTTGTGGATGAGTTGTGTGTATAGACATTCCAATACAAATATATACACCCACGGTGTATCCATTCTCAAGATCACGGGAAATTTCAAGATATGCTGGTGTTGTTTTGAATTCTTTCTGCACTTTTACTTGAAGTATATTTTTGTAATTGTCATCTACTTTAATAAGGTGTTGCCAATCGACATATTTTTCAAATACCGATTCCACAAATATTTGAGCCATTTGAAATCCAGGACCGCAAACAAACACATTTTTAAACCATCCTTGGTTATCTTCAACTTGAATTTTATTGAAATCTAAAAATAACGCCCCAATAAATGCTTCAAAAAGACAACCTAATTTTTTTAAGTTTGTGCGCGTAAATTTATCTTCTGTATTTTTGGATAAAATAAACCATTTGTTTAATTTCATTTGATACGCCAATTTGCCGATATGTTCGTTTTTTACTAGGGCAATTTTTTTCTCAGTCATAAATCCCTCATCTTCTTTTGGAAAACGGCGGTATAGATAATATTTTGTAATTAGCTCAAGCACACCGTCTCCTACAAATTCCAGGCGCTCATTTGATTTTGTTTTAAGCGGAATACAACCTTCTGGTTGGTCTACAATAGTAATATTGGATGCTTCGTTTTCCAGAGCAGGTCTTTTGGTATACGACCTGTGAATAAATGCACGTTTATATAATTCCAAATTATGTACCTTTGCAGTAATACCATATTCATTAAGAATAGATTGAACTTCGTTCAATGTAATCTCTTTATTGTTTGGGTTGAACGGGTTAAATATTAATCCGTTTTCAGTTTCGTAAATATCTTCTTCAGGTGCGCGAAGTTGTTCTTGGGTATCCATAATAAATTATATATAGAATATAGTTTAAGTTGTATTTTAATAGTATATTATACTCCCAATATTATATACTATTACATTTTTCAAATCGTATTTTTCTGTGAAAGTAATAACTTCAAATCTATTTTTAAATAGTTCTTTTTCTTTTTGTAATTCATGAAAATTATATCCAGAGTTTTCAACTACCACAATATTAAGGTTAGTTTTATATAAATATTTTTTTATACTTTTTAAGTATAAATCAATACGTTCTTGTGTATTTTT